TATCCCCATCCTCCTTAACTCAAAGATCAACGGACTACCCGCAGCTTTCGCCTCAATGATAAAAGCATCAGGACTCCACTCCCGATAATAACTATATGCCGCTTCCTTCAGCTCAGGAAACTCCATCCTTCTCTGCACCGCATCCAACAAAATCACGTTCACATCATTGGGGTCTTCATTCAAATTAAACACACCCCATGTCGTACACGCACTAAAGTCAGACCTCTCATTCTTCGTAAAAGCCGTATCCCATGACTGAATAATAAAACTGCAAGGAGGCGGTCTATCTTCCTTCCATCTCCTCCACCACTCCATCTTAACCAACGCCCCCTCTTCACCAGTCGGCCTTTGCTGATACTGAGCATTCCACTTAGATATTGGCAACTCATCCCTCAGCGCACTCAGCTCATCCAAACTCCAAAACTCTGGCCACAAAGGATTCCCATTCGGCATGATCGCAGGCAACTCAATCAGCTCCCACTGCTCACCCTTCTCCCTCTGTATCGCATCCCTCAATACCCGACCCGTTAAATCCCCATCCCCCCAACGGGTCATCACAATCACAATACTCCCACCTGGCTGTAAACGTTGCCGCGGCCCAGACGTATACCACTCATAAACCTTCGCATAAACATCAGGATTTCCTGCCGCCATCGCAGCTTCCTGTTCTGAATGCGGGTCATCAATAATCAACAAATCCGCACCCTTACCCGTTACCGTTCCCCCAACACCAATCGCAAAATATTCCCCATTCTTATTCGTACTCCACCGTCCCGCCGCCTTACTATCCTGCCTCAAATTCACCTCTGGAAACACAGTCTTATACTGCTCACTCCCCACCAAGTTCCTAACCTTCCTACCAAACCCAACCGCCAACTCAGCCGTATTCGAACACTGAATCACCTTCTTACTAGGGTACTTACCCAAAAACCAACTAGGCAATAAATAACTCGCAAACTCACTCTTCGTATGACGAGGCGCCATATTGATAATCAACCTCTTACTCTCACCCCTCGCTATCGCCTCAAACTTCTTCGCCATCACCGAATGATGCCTACCCCCAACAAACCCAGGCCACATCATCTTCACATACGCCATAAAACTGTCCTGAGCCTCCTCCCTCAAGACACTCTCCTTCACCGCATACACCTTCTCCATGAATGCTTCATATTCATCCTTACTTAACTTCGATATCAATTCTTCTAAATTCAATCTTTCTTCCTCACAAACTTAATATATACCGGCCTTACACTCCGCCTATTCTTCATCCTCTTCACCGCACCTAACTTCTCCAACCGATCAATGATCTTCTTCACCCCACTCACACCACTAACCCCCCGTATCTGCGCTATGTCCCTATAACTAGGACTACACGCATACTTAACCCAATACCTCTCAATGATCTCATAAACCTCACTCTGAACTGGCGTCATATACCCCCCATCGTATGGAACCCACTACTTTTCATAGGGGGAGGGTTTTCCCTAGTGTATGTTGAGTCGGACTCATCATGCGAATTAGGGGGTGGGGGGTCACTTTGTAAATTTTGGGATAGGGTGTTGGGAATAGTATGTACCTCATTCAGGGACTCCTGAACGCTATTTGGGGGGGTCGGGGATGCGCCCTCGCTTGCTGCCACATCTTCGCCTGGGTAGCCCGTCAATTCTGAAAGTAAAGAGTGCGCCTCTACATCGACAATATCATTAGAGCTATCCCTCTTGAGTAATCTCTTGATCTCTTCAAGCAAATCGTCTTTAGCCATTGTCGAATGCTTAGCTTGTTTTTCTGTTGTTTGCTCTTTGAACATATCAACACCAGTAATGGAGCCGATAACCCGAGACGCATTGATCTTGTCGGAATGCTTAGCTCCGTCATCAAGTAATACTTGAGCCAAACTATCCACAACCAATGCTCTCAATTGTGGGGGCGCATAATACGCACTACGCTCTACCGCCAGTCTAACCCGTTCTATCTCTAGGGAAATTTTAGGCGTATTTGCCAACTTATGTGCATCTACACCTATTACGTTAGGATTTGCCTTAGTGTTATACGTCTTCCTATACGCATTGGCTTTGCTCTCCCCATTGATTACTATCTCTTTAACAAAGCGCTTTTGTTTTTCTGTTAATTGTCTCTCTGCCTTATTACTGATGATTGAGCTTATTGGGATTTGATCTAACGCTTCATTGATCTGTTCTTTGGTCATCTTATGCATAACTGCTCCGCTTCGCTTAATTGGGGCAATTGTATGGTGAACAAACGATTAAAACAATACAGACCGCCCGATTTTGTATGATGAGTCGGACTCATCATTCAATGCTGCAACTAAATGATTACATAACCTGGTGAACTTAAAACGTTTTTCCCCTAGGGTTTTTAGTTGTTGACAGTTGCAACGCATTGTAAGAATATCCATGCACTTGCAAATAACTGCAAGGTATTACAAGGAGCTAAACCAATGAACGTGATCCAAGTAAGAATCGACAAACACTATGGGCAAATTGTCCTTTATCCATCATGCGCTAAATCACATCTATTTTGTGCCATTGCCAAAACCAAAACCATCACATTAGAAATGGAAAAACACATTAGACAACTCGGCTTTGACATTATTGAAAAAACACTATCAAGGAGCTAATCAATGCGTTATTTACAAGAATTCCCAGACTATCCCGAGCCACTCCCCCAAATTGATGGCTTTGAGGATATCTCATATAAAAACGATATTTGCCCTTCATTGGGAAAACAAATTAAGCCTGATGTGTGGCTCACCCTCTTTTGTGACTATCCCAATTTTGAGGATAGAGAAACAGGAGGCAAACGCTACGCTTTTTTTGTTCAGGACGAAGGAGCAGACGATTACCTATTCACAACGGACGATCTCGAATCAATGAAACACTTCATCAACGGATTTTTGAAAGGAATTGAAAAATGATTATTTATGATTACAAATTAGCCGAGCATTGGATATGTCCCCTTATTTATGGGGACTGCTCAGGACTTGAAGACGAAGAAGAAAAACAACTCAATGATTTTCTCGCTTCACTTCCAAAACATTACCACTTTAAAACACCAATGCACCACCATTGGGACGTACAAGAAGAAGAATGCGAATTCACAGAAGACGAGATATCGGGACTCATGGCGAATTGTGCAAGCGTTAAATTAATTTTCATCTAAAGGAGCTTAAACATGATTGCAATTCACACAAAATTTATTAAGCCTACTAATTCAAGAGGCGCTCGCATAAAAGCCTACACCGCCAATTGGGGAGACAGAAAAGGGTTTTCTGTAACTATTCCCTACCCATACGATCAAAGCTATCACTTGAGCCACTTTGAGGCAGTTAAAGAGCTTGTAAAAAAGCACAAACTTGAATGGAGCTTATCGGACATGAGATATGGGGACTCAGCCGATGGGAAGGGCTATTGCTTTTGTTTTAATCATTCAACTGTAGGAGAAAACCAATGATTGACCAACTATTAGAACTAATCCAAGAGACAGACCAAAAAAACCAACTAGCCATACACTACATTGACAATGGAGAACCACAAAAGGCAATGCAAACACTTGCCCTCAATTACGATCTATTGGGGACAATCCACGATCTATTGAGAGAAATACAAAAAACCGAAAAATCATATTATTAAGGAGCTTAAAACATGGACGAAAGAACGCAATTCATTAGAGAACAAAAAAAGACTGAAGAACTCGCCAACAACGCATTGGACGAGGCAGTCTATTACATTCAGAGAAAATTGGGCATTGAATCGGGGGATTTTGCGTCCCACTTTTTTAGCGATGGGCTCGTTTTAAAAGAGCTTATCCGATACATTGAAGAAGAAAAACAAGAAGTTTAAAAGACCACTTTTTCATTTTTTGAATCACGCTTGTGCAGCGCCAGTAATGGTGCAGCATGAAAAAACTCGTCCGTTCACCAGGACTGCATTACTTTTTTTTGGAGAAAAAAATGTTAATTGAAAATTCTAATAATTGGACTACCAACCAAATATATCAGAGCTTTTACCCCTCTGATTCACAGTTGCCATTAGAGCTAATGGAGCACCTTTGCTCTGTTAATGATGTTCTTTTGACTGATAACGTGATTAACCTATTGCGCTCCGCTTATGCGGAAACAAAATACAGAGTCACGCTTGAGGGAGTCAGACTATGAAATACCCCGAAAGTATTTTAATAAATTTAGGCTTTAAATTCGAAAAGTGTTTGACAACAAACGATTCTCGGATTATTGCTAATGATATCCGAACTTTATTAAATGAATTGAGTCCCGAAGATCAAACGGAGGCTAGGAAATTAATAGAGGTCGGACGTAAAGAGGCTAGATTAAATTAACTACAAGGAGTGTAAAAATGGGATTCTTTTCTAAAACGTGCGCTAAAACGCATATGCCAATTGTCAGCAACTTGAGAGGCTATCCACGCTTTCACAACGTTGCAGCATTAAGACCAAATGGCGAAATCGTTAAAGGTGTTTACGATGGATATGGACGAGTCAATGATGTTGAATTAACTGATGATTGGGACGATGTTAAATTGGTTTTACTATCCAATTATGACAATGAAACATTCCATGATCTCGGAAAATCTAAAACTGAATTGGGTCAGGGATGGTTTATGGACGATCAATTTTTGCTTTTTTGCTCGCTCAAGGATAGCTTTAAATCTTACGCTGAATACAAAAAGTATTTTAAAAAATACGCTAACTGGCTTTGAAAGGATTGAAATGAAACATCTATATGTATTGGTCGAAGAGGTAGACGTAATCGCAGTATTCACAGACCGAAAAAAAGCGGAAGAGTACGCAAAGATTAACGGCTTGAGAAATTACTACATTCAACAAACACAATTAAAGGATTAAAAAATGATGCTCAACATTGGCGCTATTAGACGATGCCTAGAACTTTACAAGTATCACCTTTGCCATTGCAAGGATCAGGACGATGTATATGGAGATGACAACTATAAAGAGGCAACCCGAACCCTGAAAGAAATTGAGCTAATACTCATTGAAAAGGTCAGACAAACGCATTCAGTAGACCAGTTAAAAGCCCGAATGAAAGATATAAAAATAGCTGAGATCAGGGAAAAAATGAAAAGGAGCACATTCGAAAATGTAATGGGTGAACTATTGGAAGAGGGCTTTTTCCCTCTATCCGAAGAATGCGAAACCTATATGAGTGAGCAAGTCGGGTCTGCTGACATTGTGATACTGCCATGAGGTCGCAGCAAGAAAGAGAAAATCAGGTCAAACAAGGGACTGATTTTCTCGCTTGTGTCACGCTTTGGCTACTAATTTATTTTGGTTTAATAGCTTTACAATCCCTTGCGAAAATTTGAACAACCCTAGGCGAAGATGGTAATCGTTTCCATCCTCGCCTTTTTTATCGCTTATCCAATAAGGCAAACCTGTTTGTACTGCTGCCTTCTCCCCTGTTTCGCTCTCATCGTTATCCGCTATTACGATTCCTGAGTCACACTTACTCGCTAACTTCACCAGATTGTTTGCTGAAAAACAAACGTGAATCCGATATCTAACCTTGTGGTTTTTCAAAGCTAGCCTCACGCTTAGCGCAGTAGCGTAACCCTCGCAAAAAATATCCACTCCATGATTATCAATAATGAACTCAGCTTCACTACTCTTTTGGCCATATAGAAACTTTTTCTCCCCATTGACGTTAATCATTTGACAACCGACCAAATGCTCGCCAACACGCATTGGAATAATAAGCATTGGCCCATCTTGATGCTCGAAAACGTAGCCTGATTCACCCTCGAAACCTTTCTTTCTAAGGTATGGATGGTGTGCGAACGTGCAATTTTTAAGGATGTGTGCAGCCTTATCAGACGCTTGCTTTTGTAACTGCAAAATACGCTCTGATTCACGCTTAGCCATTTCCCTATACTTCACTTGATCCAAGTATGAAATTGAATCAGGCTTCCAAGTAATGATCTTGTCGTGAACTGCATGATTCTGAACGAACGCATGAGTACCCATGTACTTAACTGCCCCATTCTTTGACCTTGGATGATCCTCTGTTGGATACCTTTTCCATATGCCAATCGGAGGATATGAATCAATTAATATCCCTTGATCTCTACAAAAATCTATTAAATCCATTAACGTGCCTTCTTCATTTGTCTGATGTATCGTTTGATCCCTAGGTCAACAAACTTAACCACTTCTGCGCTTGGTGTAGCTTCTACACTAGCCAAACCCTTGGGCCACACGCCAAACTTTTCCCTGTAAACGTGTGCAGCCCTCCCATTACTCCACCCATGATGGTTGATAAAGTAATTCAACTGCGACCACCATGCCTGTTTATCCGCACGAGCTCCGAGGGTAGTCAGCTCCTCCATCTCTCCAGGAACTGCTTCAATTTTGTTTTTGCGCTCCCTTACATGACCACAGTTGGAGCAAACGTCCATGTACCCAGGAAAATATGCCTCACACTTTGGACAAGTAGCCTCTTTCTTTTCCTTCTCACTTGGCTCAGGTCTGGTCTTTTCTGCCCCATCATCTAGCTCGTCTACCCCTTCTGAATAAACCCTCTCCCATTCTTCCCTGAATC